GATAATAAGAACAATTTAGAAGGAGTTGAAATTCACATCCTTATTCTTAATATTTCCGCTGCTGCCTATCGAAGCTTAATTAAACGATGAGGGAGATTTCCTCCCGTACATTTTATTATGTCGATCCTGTTTCCTAATCTTTCGACACTATCATAATACAACGTTGAATAGGTAAGTGATTGGTATAAAAAAGGTATAAAATGGAAACCAAATTGGTAATAAAAGGGTATAAAAAGTGTAAAAACTGGCTACTTGAAAGCAACCAGTTCTAACGATGAAGCAAATTGGATGATAATTCTGTTTGATTCTACTTTAACCGATTCTTCGCTAGTATTATTCCTTTGAGCAGTTACATAAATGGGCAGACCATTGATATAACGATCATAGAATATCTTCTTGCGCCTTTCAGTCACATCAGGCTTATGCGGATGCTGTATCGCTGAATAGCCTCGAACAAACAATTTATGCAGATACTCAAATTCTTCCTGTGCTTCTTCTTTATCGATCAGCATTCTTTCTGCTTCAAATATATGATCAGCTGTAGAAGGTGGAACCAAGGAATAAGATGCTGTCACTTTTGGTTCTCGAGGTTGCCCTACTCTACATCTAGCTGATAGATATGCTGAAAGAAACACAGCGACATTATGTTTTGTGCGTTCCATATCAACATCTTTCGCGCTTGGTGTCTCATATTTCTTTACATCGAAAAGTACCATCCTCTGATTCCCCCAATTATGATATAATACTTATGTCGGAAATATTATTCATAGTCGGAGGAATCCGACTTTTTTTATTTTGTACGTGAAATGAGTTCTCCTGATTTATACGCCTCAGCAAATTCAACCAAAGCTACTGCCTTCATTCTGTCTTTTTCTCTATCCCACGCTCTAAACTTCGGTATCATTCGCTGTCCTCCTCGTATTTTTCAATCAATTCCATTACTTTTTTCACTATTTCAAACTCAACCGCTTTTGATTCTTCGAAATCATGAACAATTTCTGGAAACAGTACATCATCAACTACCCACAAAATAATCTGGCGCTTTCCACCAAAATTTATGATTAGATGGTCCGATTCCACAGATAGTGTTGCTCCTGATTCGATATCATATAAATCCATGCTGAATTGAACGAGTTTTTTTATCATTTGCTGTCCTCCTCAAATACTCTTCTAATATTTCTTTATACTTCTCTACAAATTTGAAACGATCTTGATGAAGTTTCTTGCTCCAATTTGTTTGCCGATCCAGCTCACGCATCTGATCGAACCCTTTTTGAATTTCGTTGTAATAAAATTCAATGTTTGCTGCTGCTTTCCAATGCCTGCTACTTCGCACTCCTGCTCNTGTTTCAGCCATTTCTAACTTAACTAATTCANCTCGTTCTTTTGATTTTTTATCTTTCTGAATCTTCATCATGATTTTCTTGAGGATGATGTCACTGTATTGTGTAATGAGATCCATTATCTCTCCTCCACATACCTAAACTGTCGTCCTTTTGAATCAATCCATAAGCTCCTAGCTCTATCCCAGATAATGTTTTTGCTTAATCCAGTAATTTCAGATAACTGTTCAGCAGTACCTGTTACTAGAATTCGGTCACCATGCCAGATTGCAATTTTTCTCGGCGTTCTCCGTTTGGGCTTTTCAGTCCACATTGATTTGCCAAGCTTTTGGACTTCTGCAACTATTTCTTTGTCTTCTTGCCAATTCTCAGAATGTGTCAGTTCAATGATTCGTTTCATTGCTGCTTTCTTATCCACGCTCATTCCTCCAATCTACGAATTTCCCTTCTTAAATTCTCAATGTGTAAATCGATTGCCTTTCTCGACGTTTCATTAACCATCACTGCCTTTGTTCGTTCCAGATCGTCAATTTCACGTTGAATGCTTCGAATTCGCATTTGAATCACTTCTTCTGTTGTCATGATGATTCCTCCACAATTTTCAATGCTTCTTCCACTGATCGTGCAACACCATATAGGACTGGTTGCTTTTGCAAAAAATCACCAAACTTCACTTGGTCTGGTCTCAACTTTCCTTTTTCGTTCTTCACTTCAATGGCGAAAAATTTTCCCTCTTTAGTCCATCCAAATAAATCTGGCCATCCTTTGGGCAATCCAGTATCGAACCATCTGCCATCAATCGTCTTCACTTTGCCCACATTGCCTCTATAAACAAAATGACCATATTTTGGTAATTCTCTTCGAATGGCATTTTGTATTTCAATTTCTGCTGTCATAAGCGCCTCCTGCTCGGGTAGATAGTATATATACATGGGTAGACAGTTTATAATCGCTCTATCCCTTGTGGCTCTAAGTATTAACCAGTTCGGGTAGACAGTAGACAGTTATTTCTAGGTTGCTTCTGTATTTTTATATATTTCCTTATTTTTATTATTTTATTTACTATATATATAAACTATCCCTACTATCTACCTAACAGTAATGAGCCTTACAGCCCCAAAGGTTTTATCGGGTAGACAGTTTGTAAAAAACTATCTACTTACTATCTACCCAACTGTCTACCTACACGCATTTGTGAAACTTTTTTGTTTCACAACCCAGGAACTAATACGTTAAATTCTCTAAACTCTTTTTTTAAATCAATTCCCCGATAAACAACTTTTCCTTTTGATTTTGATTTCTCAAACCTGTCCGCAGCTTTCTTACCAAACTGGGTCTGACTGAATGGATGTTCATTCATATCTCTTGCCCATTTATCGTATGCTTTAAATAGATCCGTTGCCCCGATTGAATAACCAGGTCCTGTTTCGCAACATTCATCTATAAAAGCACCTATAATATCCATTTCTTTTCGATATTCCATTGTAGCTTTCTGAATATCGGCCGGTGGATTCAACCCTTCTCTTTGCCACATCAAACATCCTTCTACTGCCCAATTGAATATTCCTGGCAATTCGCGCATCAATTTTTCTCTCAAATTCTTATCCACTTTATCTAACGGAATTTGTACAGTGAAAGGAATTAATGGTAATCTTCGCCAAATACCATCATCATTTCCTCTGATGATCGGCTTATGATTAGTTGCAAGCCAAATCTTATATTTAGGTTTATAGTCAAACATGTGGCCTCCTTTATAGGATGCTGACACTTTATCCCCACCAGTTAGTTGTTTGATTAAACCTTCATCCATTCTTACGCCTTCATTTGGCTCCGAGGACGTTACTAGACGTGCGCCATTTAATCGTGCAATATCTTCGTTATGACCGCTGCTACCACCTTGTTTAACCATCAAGCTTGATGCTTGCATTCCCATGGCATAACTTCCCATTATTTCAGAAACGATATCTAAGAAAACAGATTTACCATTTCTTCCATTACCGAAAAGGATGAACATGACTTGTTCTCTTATTGATGCACTCATAGAATACCCAACAGCTTTTTGAATATAGCGAATCAATTCAGTGTTATTGTCAAATATCTGTTCTAAAAACAGCTTCCAACGTGGACAATCACTTTTATCCGTATACTCAGCGTTAGAAATTCGAGTGAACATTTTAGAAATATCGTGTTCGTATAAAATGCCATTAGAAAGATCTAGATAACCGTTTTGAGCGTTGAACAGCATATCATCACTATTAAATTCATCAGGAAGTATCGCTACTTGGTGTTTCAACTCACGTGTCATGGCTTCTTTTCCAGCATTGTTTCTAGACCTTCTTAAATGTTTCTCTTTTGCTTCAATATAGGCTTTTTCTTCATCTTCAGTCGCATCTTTAGGTATCGAAACAGGTTCGTTTTTGAATATCTCGATAGTCTGATCTACCCATTTTCGAACGGCACCGATATTGTCTTGTTCCCAGTTTTTACCGTTATAAAAATACCAGCATTTATTTACGTAACTGTATTTTGTAAATGATCCAAACAAATCAAGATATCTTTCTGCATTTCCTNTATCATCATAACTATAAAACTTAGTCGGTTTAGTTTCGTCCACAGTGATACCTGGGATGGAAAGAAAATAATCATCAGCTGTTTTTTTGCCAGTATAATGATTGGTATTCTCAGATATGGCTTTATTTAAAAGCCCTATTCCATAGGTTGTCTTTCCGCGTTTCTGATCATATTTATCTCGAAACAACGAAGACATTCGGAATATTTCATCCATCTTTTGAAAATCTCCAGCAGTCCAAAAAGCTAAATCATTTGCAAATGCTAAATCTGCTTCAGATTGGCTATCATATATTTTTTCCCATCCTCCATCCATGAATAATCTAAAACGATTACCTGTGGAAGAATTCACCGCTGTTTGTATGATCTCGTTGACAGATAAGTCATTTCCGTCTGACCAATTACTTTTAGAAAAATCTTGTTTTATTACTGTTTCATTTTCTAAATATCGCTTGTATAAGAAATTCATTTGTATTTCAGGTATCTCATTAATTTCTTCATTATTACCAAAGAAGTTACCTGTAATAGCAAAGAACCTACCTTCGGTATACATTTCGACATTCCCTTTTCTACGTCTTTCTCCAGGGATTGCTGCTTTACCTATAATATGGATTCCCTTGCCACTCATTGATATTTCTGAATATGTTTTTGTAGAATTCATAAAAACGTAAACTAAGTTATTTTCTACATCGCCTTGAAGATACCTTTCTAAATCATCACCTATATCATCTAAATCAATACCTATATAAGGTGGTTTAAAATAAAAAGCTAGGCCATCTGCATTAAAAGTTGAAACAGCTGAGAGAGCGGTCTTGAAATCAGACCACTTGCTCTCATTTGTACTGCTGCCTAATTCTCCAGTAAATGGATCATAAGGTTTCTTACTCCATTTCCCTCGTTGTTCGTTCCATGAGCGTTTATAAATCCCCCACTGATTTAACTCACGCAACTCTAAGGGAATACGCTCGTAATTATTCATTAGAATGGAAGGTCATCATCTGAAATATCAAATGCTGGTGAGGAATTTACAGATTTTTCAGCGTTGCTTTTCTTCCATTGATGTTGGAGTTCTGGAAACTTAGTGGTTTCAAATTTTTTAATATTTGTATTGTCATACGTTTTCCCGTTGTACTCCGATTGTTCGTTCTTTACTTTTACTTTCGCTGGTCTCATAGCAAAATCTTCAAGAAAATTTTCGAATGATTGATATTCCTTTCCATCAGGAAGGCCAAATGATTTCGCTAGTGACATGATCATTCCACGATTATATTTGCCAGTTTCTTTACTTTTCCAAACTCTATGGAAAAGATGACTGTTTTGTCGTGGCTGTTTAATATCATTTCTGATGACCATATCAAAATTAATGAACTCTGTGCCGCCATTTGAGGCACCTTCCGTAACGTTGAAAATAACTACCTCATAATCTCCGTCTGGTACTGCTCCAAAATCTTGTGCTTCATTGTAATCTACTTTAAATGCTGTCATAATTAATTACCTCTTCCTTAATAAAATGTATTTTTTACCCATTCGGGTTCTTCTTGTTTTGAATTGAGTTTTTCCAAAGCCCATTTATAAGCTCTTAAAATTGATTCCATTGATACATCTTTGATCAACGATAATTCTTCTAATTGATCGATGGAGTAATGTTGTCCTTGATAAGCAGTGAGTGAGCCAAACATTTTAAAAAGCGGATTTCCTTTACCTTCAAAACTTACCTTTGCTTTTGCAATCGCATAATTTAATTCTAAAGATTGTTTTTTTGAAAATTTCTTTCTTGAAAGTCGCGCTAGCTTGGCATTTTCTGCATTCAATTCCACCATTTGAACCGCTTCATCAAAAGTAATGGAATTTTCTTTTTCTTTAATTACTATTTCTTGTAAGCAGAACGGGCAATGTGGTTTNTTTTCTATCTTTAATAAGCTCTTCAGAAGAAACTGCTGTCCACATGTTGAGCAAGTCATTCTAGGCGCTTCGCTGCTACTTCCATTACTCTTCTTTTTCCTCGCGCTTAACGACCATTCAAATTCATCAGTAGGTAAACCTAAGTTAGCTCCGTTCCCAACATGATCTAACACAATCGAAGTCTTATTTTCTCGATATCTCATGCCTCGCATAGACTGTTGTAAATGTAAGACGATTGATTGCGTAGGCCTGCAAAGTATAATCACTCCAACATCTGGTACATTAAATCCTTCGCTGATTAAATCGACATTTGATAATATAGTGATTTTTTTCGATTTGAAATTTGCCATAATATCATCACGTTCTTTGGTAGGTGTTTTTCCATCTGCATGAACCGCATATATTCCATTGTCGTTAAACCATTTAACAATCATCTTGCTTACCTGAATCGTTGGAGCATAAACAATTGCTTGTTGACCATCCGCATATTTTTTATAATTTTCAACAATGTCGCCTTGAATTGTGGCATCTGACTCGAATAATCGCGCAGAGCTTTCAGCTTCACGTGACATATTTTTAAAATCTACTTTAGAACGATCAATCAAAGGAATAGAGTACCAACGATAAGGTGCTAGATTGTGCTGATCAATCAACCACTGTATGGATGGTCCTTCTACCATTTCTTCGTATATATCTGTAAATCCTTCTCCGCTGAGTCTGTATGGTGTAGCAGTAAAACCTAATCTAGGAATTTCTTTAAAATGGTTATAAATATCCATATAAGTTTTCGCTTTACCATGATGTCCTTCATCCGTAATTATCAGAGACAGCTTTGGCAATTTATTTAACCTGTTCTTAGCCATTACAGCTGACAATATTATGACTTTTGATAAATCTACATCATTTTGTTCAAGTGTTTCTCGAATGTTATCCAGTAACTCTCTCCTGTGGGCAAGAAATAGTACTATGCCGCCTTTTATTGTTGCTAATCGAACAATTTCTGCAATTACAACTGATTTGCCACTTCCTGGTGGCGATTGGATCAATACTCCCTTTTTCCCTTGAGATAGATGTTTTCTGGCTTCTTGAACTAGCTTAATCTGATACGGTCGGAGTTGATACATTCGGTTCACCGCCTATGAAGAACAATTCTTCTGCAGGTGTAGCTTTTCGTTCATCTAGTCTGTTCTTAGCATAAACAGCATCATTACCTTCTAAGATAATCCCTCGATTGCCAGTATCTGGATTGATAATCATTCGCCCAACGATATCAGTCAGACCCATAAGATTATCTCTGACACTATCTCTGATTTGTGGTGCATACTGATTAAATACTTGTCCGCGTTCAGTAGTTATTTCACGCTGATTTTCCCATGCAGTTACTAAAATATTGATGTCTTTTAATAGATAAATGGTAGTCATAATTCGAGCAAAATAGTTCGTCCATTGTGAGTAATCTTGAATTTCATTACTAATTCCATTTTTAGAAGATCTTCCACGTTCTACAAACCAGTCTTTTTCAAAACTTGAAATATTATCGATAACAAGATTGTCATAATTTTCAACTAGTTCAGGAACCTCTTTAATAAATTCAGTAATGAATTCATGTGGTTTAACACGATCAAACGAGATTACATCCACATTAGGCAAACCTGCTAATACTTTTGAAGAATCATCCATATCCAACACTAAAGTCTTTCCTTTTAAAAATTGAACAAGTGACGTCTTACCTGTACCTGGTTTTGCATAAATCATTATTCTCCAGTCTTTATCACGAAGAATATCTGTTGCGCTTTTAATTTCCACGAATATTGCCTCCTATCTTATCCTCAAACCTTTTGTTTGGACGAGTTCAGCACCAGGAATATCTCCGTGCTTCAGTTCCTCCTTCAATTGCTTTTTATCCAATTTGGGAGGCACAGGGGTAAAGAATCCTTTTGGAATTAAGTTCTCATTGATTACATTGACTGATACTGGATTATTTTGAATTCCAATGTTGAATAATTCACCTTTAATCTTCGTTTTACCAGTCTTTTCCATTTCCTCTTGTAAATAGTGTTTGATACTCTTAGCATTGTTCAAAAGCGATGTCTTACGTTCCTGTAGACGTTTAATTTCACTATCGATTAACTCAGCTTTCCCTTCTACTTCTTTAACTATTTTTGCTAAGTTTTCTGCCTTATACTCGATCGCTTCATTAATCGAATCGAGAGTATCGCGAAGAATTTCTTCATCCAATTGTTCTGCCAGTTCCAGGACTTTGATATATGACTCGCTGAGTTGGTAAAGAGTTGCCATTCTTTTGTGCCTCCTTTAATAATTTTGCAATTTGTTCAAAAGCTAGGATTGCCTCATCTAAATCCAATTCCACAGAATCATCAATTTGTTCGAAAGCAAGGTTTGTTTCTTCAATATCACTTGCTTGATAGATACCAATTTTTCCATTGTCATAAAGATCAAATACTAAAATTCCTGACGCATCTATATTGCGCAGTTTGTATTCGTCTTTTAAAAAGATGCGGTCTAGTGTATCCGTTGCAATTAGCATTTACGGTTCATTCCTTTCTGTGGTAAAATATAAAAAGATAGTTTATTTCCTTTGTAAAAGCATCAGGTTATGCAGTCCTGCCATATATTCAAAATGAAGATATAGAGGTTATGAAAATTTTCTTAAGCCGTTTTGGTTACGGCAACACTAATGCAGAACAAAAATCTCTTGAAACTTATTTGATTGACAAAGTATTACCTATTTTGAATAAATCATTAGAAAAATTGTAAGCATTAGACATACTAGAACCGCATAGGATGTATACCAGTATTCGCCGCGTTTTCTCATGTAGTTATTTACTAAAACGGCCACGAGATAAACACCTAATAAACAGAACCACACTTTAGTCAGCCTCCCTGGTTGGCTTTTTTGTTTTGTACTCAGCTTCATCAAGCCCCATAAAAATCCAAACCATGTAAACGATCGTGCCGATTAATGCTTGCCTGCTTCCCCAAAGTCCTAAAGCGTAGATGATTAGCGGTGCGCTGAATACTAATGTTCGATTAAACTTTCCCATGTTGACCTCCTTTTAAATACTGATACAAAGCGATACTACTAAATCTCCATTCTCTGCCAACTTTCGCCGCTGGAATTTTTCCGGACTCGGCATCTTTAGTTAGCGTGCGTGTTGTGGTTTTCAAATATTCCGCAGCTTGCTTTGTATCCCACACTTCATTTGCAATCTCAGATTCTGCCAAAGAAGCTTTGAGAGCCGAGAGGTTAACTAAAGCTAGTTGTTCCATTGGTTGTTTCCTCCTGTATTTATAATTCGTACATAGTAATAATCGAATCTATGATTCTATTTGCTTCTGCAGAAGTCTTTTTACCGTTTAAAATTAAAGATAAGTAGCTTTTGCTAATTCCAAATCTTTCAGCAAGCATGGTGTAAGTTAAGAACTTTGAACTTTCGACATATTCTTTGATTTTTTCTCTATCTCGTTGAGTGATTTCTGCAATATCAGTCATACTAAAACTCCTTTCTAACCAATTTCTTCTAAATCCATTTGAGGGTAATANCCTTCTTTTTTTAGTAATTCGTAGATAAATAGACGCCCTTTCTGTGTCCATTTGGTATTCATTACAATTTTAGTGCCACCATCGGCTTTCGGGATCTCAGTTGTATGAGATTTTGTGTATCCTTGGTTCATGTGTTTTTTGCACAATAACCATTGGTTACCGACTTTTTTCTGAATACCTAGTTTATGAAGTAATTTATTCATCTGTTGTGGAGACATCCCATAATCTGCTGCAATCTGACTAATTGTTACTGAATCTGTAGAAGATAATATGCTATCTAAATAGGAGATTTTAGGTTCGTACTCTGCAATCTTTTGTTCTGCGATTAATCTTCCAGTTCTTTCTTCTTTTAGTTGAGTTGCTAATTGAATGATTGTATCTGGATTAAGCAAAGCTTCTTCTACTTTTTCTGGAGTTAGATAACCTCCATGTTTTCTAATTGCTGGCAACACTTCACTTGTTACCCAACGTTTAAATTTTTTGGCAGAGGGAAGTTTTGATTTTAAGATTAAACTGTACAAACCAGATTCGTTGATGATTGTCATCTCTCTTGATTGACCTGAGGTCGTGATTCGCGACCCCATCTTATCTTCCAAATCTACATGCCGCGACAAAGCATCTTTAGTGTTTGAATAACCCAAAACACTTGCAACGTCTTTCCCTACAAAATATGGTTCATCATTTACTAAAACAGTTCGAACCTCGTTTTGTTCGAAATTGAAAATTTGTGGTGTATTCATTTTTTACTTTCCTTTCTTTTATATTCGTAAACAAATTTAACAACTTTTTAAAAAACTGCGTTGACAGTATCTGAGTAATACTCTATACTAAGAGCATAATTAAATAAGACATAAAAACATTGATTTTAAAGCTTTCTTGGCGGTCTGCATTTACATATCAATAGTGTTTTTTGTTGTCTTTTTAGTTGTTAAATCTGTTTACAAGATATAGTATAGATTAATAATGTATATAAGTCAANTNNTTT